ACCACTAATATCCATGAGGATTGCCCATACACGAATAATCCCTGCTGTAACAGTACCAGTATTGACCAATAGATCAATAGTGTCAGCAGTAGTTATAAGTTTATCAGGAGCAGTAGTAGAACTTGCCACTAATGGAGAATATCCACCAGCAGTATAGGTAGCATAAGCAGAGCACCACTGATCAGCAGTGCCTCCAGTGACTTCTAAATCAAAGGTTGGCGTGCTTGCAGTGGTTAGAGCAGTAACAACTTCAAGCCCCGCATGAAGAATAAGCGATTGTGCAGGAACCTGAATCATACGATAGACATCAGCAGCAGCAGCGTTCTGTGTAGCGAAATCTACAACAGACTCTACTAGATAGGGATGACGCGTCCATCCACTATTAGGATGCCCAGAGGTACTACCCTGTAGAAAGCCAGTATAAGTAGCCATAGTATTTTCCTTTCTTTAGGGTTTAGTCAACTTTGTAATATGCCGTAGCTAGTGCGACATCACGTAGAACCTTACGGCCATACATGTGCATCCCACGAACCATATCACCAAACGAGTCCTGCATACGCAAAACCTCAGTTTTTGCAATCTGAGAAACTGTAGCAGTACTTGACATATGACCAGCAATCACACAATCAGTAGCATCGGACCAGTCTGTATGGTCAGTGATAGTGGTAGAGCTTGTTGGTACATTGTTGCTCTTATAAAGATTAAAGCCATGTACCGGACGGTCAATAAAGCGACCATTACGCATCTGAGAAACACCATCGCCGCTAACGCTTGAATCCATTAGCTTAGCATTTTCATTTGCAAAGATCTCCCAAAAGACAGGCTTAGCAACTAGAAAGCGATTGTCTTCAGGGACGTTCTGATCGTCTAATAGCCGAGCTAGCCGAGCCATTAGATTGACAGGACTTGTCTCGCCTGCGTCATATCCAAGATCAGTAGCGGCTGAAATAGTTCCGAACGTATTGTTCGAATTAACTCCAATCTCCATCTGATCGAGAATATCAGCATCGAAACTGTCTTTAAGCGTATAAGAAGCGGACGAAATAGCAAGATCCATCCAGTTAATATGCGCCTGTTTCTCTTCAATGTCGTCAACCTGGAAAGCAAAGTATTTAGACTGATCGACAGTTAGGGTAATCTGATCGTCCACAAGATCCTGCACATTAATGCGCTGGCCTCGTGCATAATCAGCAACAGTTAGTGTTGGCTCTTTGATCACATTAACCGTATCACCAAAGTTAGCAATCTCACCAAAGTAGTCAGTATTCGTTATAGCTTCAACGACAGAGGCCCGTCTGAAGAATTTCTGGACCTTTTGACTGTAAATGGTTGGAGAAAAGTTACCTTGGTTAAGGTTAGAGTAACCTGATGCCTTTGTAAAAGCAGCCATCTTAATTCCTTTCGGTTATCTGCTCAAATCAAAAATGAAGTTTCCATCTGCGAGAGCTTGATCTATTTCTTTTTCAAACTTCTCGTATTCACTATCTTTGAGCAATTTGACTTCAGATTCACTCCAGATACGCGGTTCCTTACCTTCCGGTTTGGACTGCCTAGATTTAGTTACAACCTGAGCAGCAGCCGCTTTATCTGACTTCTCATTATCAGCCTTTGGTGCTTTAATGCCCTTATCAGTTTTATAAAGATCGACAGCACGAGCAGCTAATACACCATTGTCCGTATTCTCATACAGCCAAGATTGTATCTGAGGATCTTGCCGTCTTGCCCAATCGTGAAACTCGTCATCCTCTATAAGCTCCTGAAAGTCTGGATGCCTATTAACTAAGAATTTCTCTGCTTCTTGTCTGGCAAGCCTAGCTTCTTTTTCAGAAATTGCATCAAGTCTACTTTTTATAGTAGAATCCGCTTCTTCTGCTTCTTGTCTAGCAAGAGTTTGAACTATAGCGTACAAGTCCCCATACTCTTCCTTAAACTTAGCTAGTTCCTCTTTGTTTTTTGGAGGAGAATACTCAGGTCTTGCTTTGATAAGTTCATCGTTTTTCTTAGCAAGAACTTCTTTGTGCTTCTCTACCATCTCGTTGTAGTGAGCTCTCAAGTCGCCATAACGCTTCTTATAAACTTTTTCTTCAGCAGATAGCTCTTCTGCCTCTCCTTCTTCATCAGCGCTTTCTTCTTTCTTAGAAGCGCCTCCTGATTTAAGAGCTTCTTCCATTTTCTCTAGCTCTTCATCAGAAATTTCAGAAGGATCGTTAAGTTTAGTATAAGGTTTAGGGGTTGGTAGTCCTACTACGCTATCGTCTTCTTTTTCTGTTTTAGGCATTGTATATTCTCCGTATCGGGGGCTCTACGTTAGTAAAGGTGGCCCTTAGAGTTTTCTAAAGGGGGCTGTCAAAGACAGGTGGCCCTTCCCAAAAGTGTGGCTATCCTGGCAAAGTACCAGGGGCAGTGGGCCTTGCAGCTAATCCTGCTGGAGCCTGATCGCCACTTTCATCAGGCATTAGGGCCGATTCTATCATTTTCTTAATCTTATCTGAACCTATGACACGTACCGCTTCTTCCGGTATGTTCATTCCATTTTCATCTTTTTTTAAGAAGAGTTCTAATACTGCCTCTCCTTGTCCGTTTGTTACGGTATTTACTTCTTCGACAAACGCTTGCATAGCTTGTCCTAGCTGTCCAAGGCCTTGTGAAATAATCTGCTTTGCTTCTGGAGCAAGCTGTGAAAGCCCTTGTGATAGCTCGTCTGTATTCTCTGGCATTATACTCTCCCGCCTCATTTACCTTAGTCCTCCACCTTGTCTGCTTCTATCAGGCCCTATTAGTCCTCTACCTTGTCTGTCTCTATCAGGTCTTCCTATTAGGCCGCTACCTACCGCAGGGGCTTCTTTACCTACTTCTACACCTGTTTTGTTACCTGCTCCTCTTTGTCTATTTATAGCAGGTCCAGCAGGTCCTGTACTTAACGAATTAGCCCCTGTACCTACTCCTACACCTTGTCTGTTACCTACTCCTACACCTGGTCTGTTTCTACCAAACCCTGATGGTGCTTTGCTTGGCGTAGCAGCAGTTATTCCTGTTTTTTCCTGAATTGTTCTATTAAATCTATTATTAAGAGCAACAGAATGTATCTTAGCGCTTTTACTACTAAGCAGTCCTGAAGTTTTTTCATTAGAAGTTTTAGACATCTTACTAGCTAAACTTTGTAAGTCTTTAAACTGGTTTCTAATAGCTTGCGATTCTTCAAATGTTCTTCCAGGAAACTTTCCTCCTATAGACGGAGCAGGAGATGCGTTTACACCTACAGGACCAAATATCTCGCTTAAAAATGTACCTAAAAGACTTCCAGGAGCAGCTAACATAATACCTCGTGTTACCGTATCCATATCTGCAATGTCTGGAAAAGTTGCTAAAGATGCATTAGACAAGTCCGCACCTTCCCTAGCAGCATCTCCTGCACTTCCTGGTCCACCAGTAGTATCAGCCTCACTTCCACGTCTGCTGCCTATTCCTCCTTCTCCGGGAATAGGAGACGGTAATTCAGGAAGACCGATACCGCTACCGGGAGTTCCTAGCCCTACTTCAGGGAGTTTAGGACGGCCTGCACTAACCTGTTCAAACGTAAGCCTAGGTTCGTCTGAAGTAGGAAGCTGAGGAGTGACTAACGGCCTCAGTCTATATTGCTGTTCTTGTGGCATTAACTGTCCTTTTCATTTCTCTTGGTATCTACCATTATCTTTAAATCTTTAAGAGTTCGCAGAAAAGCCGCTTTCCCCTGGCACCGGCGCAACTCCAGTTCCGATGAAACCGTCACCAACTCCCGATGCGTTTGTTGGGTCTGCTCCTCCAGGTACGCTAGAAATCCCTCCCATGCCGGACGATTCCCCGTTAGAGGACTGAGTTTGTTTGCCATTTCCTTGCTGAGCATTTACTATTCCTATTAGTTTTGCCATTAGTTTAGCTTCTTCTGGACTATTTAGAATCTTTTCTGGATCAATTTCTAAACTCTCTGCTAGTTCTTCAAGAAGAGTAGTCCATCTAATAAGAGGAGCAACAGCAGGATTAGCGCCAACATTAAAGAACATGAGCAATCTCTGCGACCTGACCTCTTTCTGGACTAGGGCAGAAGTGCCTCTAGCTTTAATTTCCAGATCTCCTCTAAACTCTAAATCGTCATCCTCATTAAATTGCATATTCCAATTGAAGTAATTTTCTCCTAGAGGACGTAATAGGAAGTTATCTACGTTTCTGATAACTGTTTTAATACTAAGAGCAGCGGCTCCCATTAACATTGAGATGCCTGAAGCTGTTCTTCCTGTACCTTGTACGCCTGTTTGTCCATGCGAGAAAGAAGGAATACCTGTTTCCTCATCAGCGAATTGCCTAAATACTCTGAACATCTCTAAGTTCTCTGAAGCCGTATTAGGGAATTTCAAACCATAAATAGCTTGTCCTGAAATACCTCCTTGACGCCTGAAGATCTTTCCCGGAAAGACATCCATACTCTGTCCGGCTACTAAAGCCGTTTCATCGATATCAAAAACTAAGTTACCAGAAAGTGCTAGGTTATCAATAGCCATTCTTACATGGCCGTTCATAACCATCTGAGCATCATCCATATCCTCTGGAACACCTATTCCGAACATACTATAAGGATTAACTTCATACGGAACAACGTTATAAGGTATTCTAGTAGGAGTGAAGGGATTAGCGACTAATCTTAAAATTTCATTTCCGCAAATCCAAGCATTAATCTCAATCTCGTCCATCTCATCCATATCTTCTTCTATCTTCAGACCTGCTGCTTGGGCCATATCCTTATCTACGGTCCCCCAATATTCTAACACTGCAAATCTTTCAGATGTTCCGCTATCCTTAGTAGCATCTTGAAGATAAGATTCGTAATTCTTATCTGTCCAGTTCGGTCCCTGTGCAATACACTCTGTAATAGCTTCTTTCCTAAAGAAGGGACGTTTCATTAAACGTCTTAACTGAGATTTACTCATTTTGTGTAATTCAATAACATATTCAGCATCTTCTAAAGTGGTTGCTTCAGGATCGGGATAGAAACTGAACAGGCATGTATTGCTTATTTTAGGCGCTGTTTTATAAATAGGAGTATATTCTCTTTTTCCATCCTCATTTTTAGACCAAAAATTAACCGTTTTTTCGATATTGAATGGCCCTTTTAACACGCCTGATCCTAGCAACACTTGTTCAAAAACTGTACTACGCAGTGCAGTAGTTCCGTCACTAGCTTCTATTTGGTCATGGATAACTTTTTCTAGTTTCTTAGCAGCTTTTGCTGCTGGATGTATTTGTATAAAGTTAGTTGTTTCAGGAGCAGGACCATCTACAAAACCTGCTTCTTTCAATCCTCCTCCTAATTCCCCTACTGGGCTAATAGCTCCAGGTGGTAAGTTTTTCCCGTCTCCAGGAAATCCAAAATTCTGGGAAATTGTTTCCGCCATAGGTTGCTCTGTACTAACATCAGCATGAGCATATTCTGAAATACCTTCTGGTACAGGAGTATGTTCGATAGAAATAGGAAATTTATTTTTACCGAATAGGACTTCCAAAAGTTGTCCATAGGCAGCTATTACCTTTGTTTTAGTTATCTTAACAAATACGCGAGATTTCTCATCTTTTCTAAACTGCATATCGGGGCCATATTCGCCTCGATAGTTTCTATAGGCCTTAATCCATCTCTGCTCATCAGCCCATCGTGCAGTTTCAGCCCTCTCAAATCTTTGTTTAACAGCAGAAACAACTCCGATAAACTCATCTTCTTGTTTTTTGCTGTCTATTAAAGAGACACCTTCGCTTGCAATAGCTTCATCAGGCATTGCTTATTCCTACTTACTATAGTCAGGATCTAGTCTATCGTCTTTTCCTTTTGGAAAAATTGGGCCTGAAGGACTATTATCTCCAGTTCCGCTCTTTCCCATATTCACGTCTAGGTTATCACGATCATTACGCACAACACTCTTGTCAACAGTGCCACCTGTGCCGCTCTTGGCAGTATTTTCTTTACCCAGGTCGCCCTGCTTACGCTTCTCATTCATGTTGACAGCAGGACCATAGCGATAATCCATTTCCGCACCATGTGGAGATTTAATATCTGGCATAGTTTATTCCTTTGTTATTAGTAACCGAATACCCGGTCACTAGGTTTCCAAGCTTCACTGTCTACAGCAACTAGCATGTCTTCATATTGTTGTTGGTTAATAGGTCTTGACATGCAACCATACCGCAAAGCATCATAAGCGTGGTCTTCTGCATCTGTATCCACATCTTCTTGGTTATTCTTATCTAATGGTAATTGAGGAAGAGTACGGATAAGATTTCTACAATTATTAAATATTTTAATTCTTGGCTCTTCTTTTTCTAAGTCTACAGATAATCGTCTATGAACTTCTAGTTTTCCATTAATACGACTATTTCTTGAACGGTCACTAGGTCTCCAACTGCATCCGTTTCTGATCATAGTTTCTGCAATTGATGGACCGACATCTCCTCTGTTAGCCCAAGCTGAAGCGTCTAACACTCCGTATCTAACTCTATCCTCCTTCTCCATAAACAGCACTTTCTTAGCAAAAATATCTGCTGTAAGTTTAGAAGTGTAGAGTTCTCTATAAACCCAAAGGTTACCTTCTCTATCTGAAGCGAACCATAAGCAGCAAGCAGGAGAGCTATATCCCCAGTCAGCCGCTCTAAATCTCGGCCACCCTGGAGGAATTTTAAACGGCTCAACTACATGAATGTGAGAGTTAAATTCTGAAAAGGCCGCTCCGTCATAAACATCCCAATCTCCATCAAGCCATTGTCTACGCCTATATTCTGGAAGATTAGAAAGCATAATAAGGTATTCATCAGTTTCTAAAAGTTTTGGATTGTCAGTTAGTTTTGACTTTATAAACTTCTTAGTTATATACCTAGTTCCAAGCATAGTATCAACTTCGATACGAAAAGTTTGGCCTTCGGGAGCAGGATCAATAAACATTTCCTTAACCCACTGACTTCCAACACTTCCGGGATTTCCTGTGGCGCGCATAAAAATTGGAATTTCCGGATCAGTCGATCTTAATGCACCTTTAAGCTCTTCCCATATTTTAGGACTGGGATATTGAGGAAGCTCGTCTACTCCTATCCAAGTGTATGAATGGCCTTGATACTGTGTAACATCGTCCTCGCTATCGCAATATCCAAACTTAATACGTGCGCCTGAAGGAAATCTCCATTCTTTTTCTTGTATCATAAACCTAGCTTTTGGGTAGGCTGTATTATAAATCTTACGTGATTCTTCAATTAAGTCTCGTAATTCTGGCATTGTCTTCCGTATAATCAAGGCAGAAGCTGTAGGCTTATCGCAATAACGTAAAGGATCAAGTAACATTGCCCAACTTTTTCCGCCTCCCCTAGCTCCTCCGAAAAACACTTCTTTTTCGCTTGAAGCTAAGAACATAGTCTGAGGACCAGGATTAGGAGTGATAAGTTTTTTCTCTCCTTCGATAACATATTCTCTCACTGCTTTGGGGACGCGGGAAAGAGTTTCCTCTGTGAGGACAGCACTCTTTCCCTTGATAATATCCCTTACTTCTAAAAGAGCTTTCTTCTTATTTTTAGCTGTCTGTTTAGCATTATATAATTGCCTATCTAATTGGACAACTCTTTTTTCTGCTCTTACGATAGTCTGTTTAGCTTTTTGTTTTGCCTTCTTTTCTTTATCTTTTTCCTTATCGACTACCCTAGCAATTTTAGCTCTTTCTTTAACATTTTTGTACTCCCCGTACCTTTTAGGCGCTGGTCCAGGAACTTTCTTTACTCTTTTTTTCTGTTCCTTAGTTCGGGGAGCGTCCATAGGCTATGCTATACGGTAGCAAATCCAAGTATTACCTGAAACCCACTTTAACCTAAACATAGCGGATGAAGGGCTCTCAGTATCGTTTTCTTCAATACGTCCATCACCAACTAAAGTAATATCAACACTTGCTGTCCAAGTAATAATATTAGTAGCACCTGCTGATAGGTTGATAACAGATAGATCAAAGCTGTCACCAGCAACTAGCCCAGTAAATGCTGCTGTTAAAGCAGTACCTGTTGGCATAGTAAGCGCAGCAGCAGCAGTAGGAGTAACTTCTAAAATACCGCCAAGTAATTGTGCTACTGTTAGTGTAGCAGTATCGGTTGCAGTTTGAGAAGCTGGCTGATGTGTTAGAACAGGAAGAGATGCAGTACGCATTAGCTTAATCGTACCGTCATCTGCAAGAGTACCAGAAGCAGCAGCACCAGCGACACCCGGAGTTAGTGTAATATTACCACCACGGGCTGTACTAACTGTCGATGCGGAAGCGTGAAGTGCTCCGCCAGCACCAGCAGTAATAAGAATGTCACCACCAATACCAGCAACTTCGTCATCAGCGCCACCATCAGCAGTTGAAGCACCACCAACACCACCAGTAATATTAAGAGCCCCAGCATCGCCACCTGTACCTGCTGCTCCAGAGGCCTCACCACCAGCGGCAGTAGAGATCGTAAGAGTACCAGAGTTACCAGCAGTACCTGTAGTAGCTGTTCCAGGAGCACCAGTAGTAAAAGTAACTGCGCCAGTATTGTTAGCAGTACCTGTAGTAGCAGCAGAGGTTACACCAGATGCAAAGGTAACTGTTCCCGATGCGCCAGAAGTAGCACCACCTGCACCAGAAGTGACAGTAGCAGCACCACCAGTTCCTGTAGCACCACCTGCACCACCAGCAGCGGTAAATGCACCACCAGCACCTGTACCAGCACCTGCGCCACCTGTAGTCTGAGCAGCACCGCCAGCATCATTAGTAGATGCAGCAGCACCGCCTGTAACAGCAGCAGCACCGCCTGCGCCAGTAGCACCACCGCCTGATGCGCCACCGATTAAAGAGGCAACACCACCGGCAGCAGTTGAAGCACCAGCACCTGCGGTAACAGTAGCTGCGCCACCAAGAGATGCAGTAGTATCGCCTGCGCCACCTGTTAGAGCAACTGCGCCACCGGCACCGCTGTCACCAACACCGCCTACAATATTAACAGCACCACCTGCCCCAGAAGAGCCTGCAAGGCCAGTAAAGGAGCCGGGATCGGCATTAGCAACAAGAAGCGAAACTGTGAGAACGCCTGTTGCGGGCCATGTATAGTCGTCACCTGTATCTAGCACAACTGCTTTGCTTGCAGCGCCTGTACCAAGTGTAGTTATATCTAAGTAGTTAAGCTCGGCAGCAGTAGAGGAAACAACTGTGCCACCAATCTTTAACTTACTTGCAGCTAAATCGAATGTTGGCGCATTGCCAACAGTAAGATCATACGAAGTCGCATAATGAGGCGACATAAGATATCGTTGATCTTTATAAACAGTAGGACTTGCCATAATTTATTCCTTTATTATTCTGTTAAACACCACGCATTTTTCTATATCTAAAAAATGCAGTGTTGATTTTTGTAAGTACTACAGTTAGCAGCGGGGGGAAATAATTAGGGCTGAAATAATTAGAAGTAAAGTATATTTTCGGAAACATTAAGTGTCATCCAATATAACAGCCGTTCTATTTCCCTTACTATCTACCGTAGCAGTAATTCTATCTTTAGTATCCCCTGTATCTCTAATTTTAACTGTAGTAGTATCAGCCCCTGAAAGTTTACCGGCCAAAGCAGAAAGTATGATACGTAGAGCCTGTTGAACTGTTCTACTTCCCTCGACAACTTGTTCGGAAATATCTCCTTTTATCAAGCCACCTGAGTTTTGGGCAATAACCTGAACTTGATTTTGATTTAAAATTCCATTCTCAACATCAAATAAGTTATTATTAGAGTCTACTAGCCTGACAGACCATTGACTGTCTGGAGTAAATGTAACTGAATATCCGTTAGTAACTTCAATAGTACGAGCAAATGTTGTTCCAGATACTGTTACTTCTGTATTATGGATTAATGGATCGGTAAAAACAATACCCTCTTCACTTGCCATGATCTCATTAACACCTGCTCTAAAAACAGTTTCTGTACTTAATTCGTAGAGTGTTCCAGTAACTGGAGTGAGATCTGCTTGTGGAATAGAGAATGCAGCAGTATTCCAATCAATACTTATTGCCACCTTTAAACTCTCCTAGTTTAGCATTTAATAAAGCAATTTGCTTGTTATAGTACTGTCTGTCTGAGTTCATTCGAGTAATCTCTTGTTGTATCATAGTGTTATTATCACATAGAGATTTTGCCATACTTTCAATTTGCCGTTCTTTTTTCTCGCAAAGAATGCCTAATTCATTTCTTTCTTCTTGTACTAAATAAGCTGCATGATTCATTGAAGATGCTAACTTTTCAAGGTACTTAATCTTTTCATTAGCACTTTTATTTGTATATTTCATCCCCCATTTAATTTTAGGAGGTCGTTTAGTAATAAGGTTTTCATCAATCTTATAAAAACCTTCTGCTATAAAATCATCTTTTTCAGACAGTACGTTATTCATCTTTAACCATCCTTACATTAATTGTCAACCCGTCAGCGTTATTAATTACTCCTCCAAGTAAGAAATTCTTAAACCTAGGAGTACCTGTAGATTTTCTTACTGTTCCTTTAACAGGTTGGCTAAGTGTAAAAGTGCGTGATGAAGATATATTCCCACTTCCATTTGTAAGCCCTGAAATTGCGCCTCCAGATGATATTATTGTTCCAGAAGCCGGGGTAGAAGGAGTACCTGTTACAGTATAGGAATAAGAATCGTTATCGATCTTTGTAATAGCAAACGGGCCATTATATTCCTGTTCACCGGCACCGCGTATTACTGCTATATCGTTAGTTTTTAAATTATGTCCTGTATGTGTTACTGTAGCAGTTGCACCGGATCTTACTATTTGACCAACTGTTTCTTCAAACGGAAAATCTCCAGTATCGTCAGAAGCCTCTACCAGTACTCTTGCATTAATTAGATTATTGCCTTTATTATCCTTTACATTAACAAGAGTTGTTACCGGATCGATAACTACTGTAACTGTAACACCGGCAGCATCGTCTACACTAAATGCCCCATCTGTAGTACAATCTACTAAGTTAAGCGTTATACTTCCGCCAATATCATCAAAACGAAATACTGAATCATTAGCATCATCAGTCGATCCGAAACCCGTAAAAGTACATCCACGAAGGGTTAGTTCAGCCGGTACACTAGTTCCGAAACGAATAGCGTGATGAGCATTTGCCCCTTTGGAGAACTTCATATTGTCCATTACTCCATCAGGATCTGTAGTTTGGTCGTAAAACAAAGCACCATCATCTGTAGCAACATTAGATAATAAAACACTAGATCCCGACATATTTGCGCCGTTATGGGTTACTGCACCGCAATCAGAAAATATTGTATTAGTACAAAACCGACTAGTACCGCCAACAAGAGGAGCAGATATAGTATCAAGTCCAGTGAAAGAGCATGCATCTACTTCAAGCGTTTCAACATTAGTACTGGACATATCGAACTGTGCTCGTGTTCCAGTATTAACAATAGATGTATTACTTATCTTCCAACTTGCAGTATCAGTTGAATTTCCTATAACACGGAAGGGGAAATGAGTGGCTCCTACTGAATGTCCACCTGCATTATCTCCCATCCAAAACCACTGTTCACCATTAGCAGAAAAATGGTGATCTGCTGTGGCAGAAGGCTCTCCCCATTCTGTAGGGCCGAAAAATACATACTGTTTCCCTAATGGGTTTGCAACTAGTCCTCCGAACGCAATACCGGTAAAAAGTCCTGATGCGTCATCGCTTTGCACATCTGCCATTGTCTCTGGCGTACCAACAGTTCCTCCGTTAATACGCAAAGCATAAGAATCATTTGCTATATAGGAAATTGCATCACAGAAAATATTTGCCACATTACCAACTGCTTTAGCAAGATGGAGTGTGCCAACTCCCATAGCAGTAATAGCTGTAAGAGTTAAGTTAGCCTCTATTCCTGTATAGGTGACATTTGAACCAGAAGGTAAATTAGAAACATCTAATTTAAATGCACGATAGTAAGGAGGGATATCCATTCCTGGTGCATCATTTCCTGCAATATCAAAACCTATTTTATCTGTTCCATCTCCAAGAACAAACTGAACACCTCCGTTTGCTGCTGAGCTTACTAGATTGTCTTTAAGTAAAAGATAGCAAGTAGAATCTGAAAGGTTTAAGGAAAATGTTCCTCCACCTCCACTTGTTTGAGTAGTATCAAGTTCATTATTAGAATTTGTATGCTGAGTCTCGATAGCTCCTGACCCTTCATACCTCTGACCAACTGTAGCATTAAGCCCTGGAGCCTTATTGCTATCAGTGAAGCCAGTAGCATCATCACAGTCATTTAATTCTGTTCTTAGATCAACACTCATTATATAGATCTAGCATAAAGAACTGCTGATATACAGGAGCAAGCAAGCATATCAATATTAGACGGCGTAACTATATGTACTCTATAATCATTATCTGTTATATATCTTTGTAAATTATCACCGGGACGGCCAAAAATATAAATTGCATTTTCAGGATGGATAAAATCCCTTAATGAAGTTGCACCTATTTCGGAAAAAGTAAGAAATACACGATTGCCTGTAGAACTTGCTAATGCCTCTTCCATTGTATTAAACTGTTCTGGTACGGAGAGATTAGCAATTCTAGTATCTTGTTCTGCTACCATAACAAAACGGTCTACATTATAAGCATTAATTACTTGCTTCCAAACAGTATCCTCAAAGAATGTCTGTTCAGCAGAGTATCCAGGCTCCCACATTCCGATAACAGTAATCATTACGCATCGCTGTTTCTAATTGCTGCAATTGTCTGAGGAGTACTTAGGAACTGAGCAGCATTAGCTTCAAAGGTCTTAGTAGGTTTGCCATCTCCTGCTGTACCGCCATCACGAACTCTAACGAACAAGGCACGATCATTACCTGTAGTATGCACTCCAGTAAATGTTTCTGTAGTAGCATCAGCAAGTACATCAATAAAAGCTAAGAAGGCTTCCTTACCAGAAGCAGCATTATCCATACCAGCAGTTGCTGTTGAGAAATCCCAACCATTTGAAGTTAGTACTTCATCGCCAGATCCTGTTTCATCAACCATACCAGTATTATCAACAACAGTAATTACAGTTGCTGTTACAGTTTTAGCAGTGAAGGCTGCATTATTACCTCCATTAGTAAAGCCAGAGCCAGTAAATCGGCATCCGTTCTCAAAGCCATCTGCTAAAAAGTCTCCAGATACACGTGTAAATGTTCCTGCTGAGGCTACAACATTAATTTGTACTGCCGCACTAACAGGCGTTCCAAGAGTGAAAGTGTCAGTTCCATCATGGCTATCATAAGGAACACGTTTAAAAATACCATCATCTCTTTGAATACGTAAACGAGCATTGTCATTAACACCAGTTCCTATGCCAGTATCAGGCCAGTTCTCTTCTGCATCCGGGAAGGGTACAGTATCGGTGCCTGTTGAGACTACAAGGGCTGTTTCTGCATTAGTAGTTAATGCAGTACTGACAAGCCACTGTCCTGTATCAAGGACTGTTCCAGTACGGGGACCAACAAGAACACGATCTTCTCCGGCAACTAGTCCAGAAACTGTAAATTTCACATTGTTAGGCGGAATCCTAGAAGCATCATCTAGTGAAGTAAACCGGTCACTTGCTCCTACATCTAATGTCTCAAAACCAATACCATAAGCTCCAATAATATTAGAACCTGTTGAAGTACCTAAATATTCTGGAGAAATTGTTTTTGTATTCAATACTGTCGTTGCATCGACATAATCGAGAAGAGGATCGCCTGAGAGGTCGTCCTTACGAATCCTGGTGTTATTAACAGGATCAACTCCAGAAAGAACTTGCAGATAAAGCTCTCCAGTTGTCCCATTATCGTCTTTTGCTAAGATAATACCTGTACCGCCACCTTTATCCTCATCAGTAATGGTAGTATTAATCTTACAAGATGTTTCAGCGCTTCCTCTAACTGTAGAAATAATATCATTATCTACAATAACAGAGGCACCAGGGCTATCTAGCGATACGAGAAGTTCATCTACTCCGTCATCGTATAGTACTATTCCTCCGCTAACAATAGCAGAAAGTCTTTCAACTGTTGCTGCTACATTTAGCTCTCCCGTTAGTGTCTCGGCTACAGTAAGAACAAGGGCTGTAACAGCAGTTACTGTCTTAATGCCCTCATTCGATGCCGAACCTGTAACATGAATACGGTCGTTCACAACATAATTGTCTGTAATCCAAGAACCAGTAGCTCTAGTAATAGTATCAGGTCCAGTGGCGAAATCTAAATCAGTTGTACCGTTACCTGTATAAGCATCGGAAGGAGTATTGAAAACGACATATTCTCCAGGGAGGAACGCACCGCTATCAAGATTATCGTATGTTACCAGAGTTCCCCACGTAACAACATCGTTTTCTGAGAGCTGTGCTGCTGGCTCAGCATCAAAACCAACTTCAATATTAATACCTTGGAAAACTTCACCGGGAACGCCATGGATCGGAGGAGACGACTTAACAGTAATATTAATATCGTCAGTAGCCGATGCTGTCCAAACTGCCCCAGTATCGTCTGCTTGGTTCATAGTGCTATCTTGATCTGTAGACGCACCTTCTAATGAGAAGTTTGCACCTGCTGTTCCTGTCGGATGCCTAAAAACTGCACAATACTCAGCATTAGCTAATGCAAGACTAGCGCCTTGATCTACACCAGTTGCAGGATTAATTCTGTTAAATCTGAAAATAACTTCTTCATAAGTAGAAGTAATAGAACTTGCTAAAACATCTTCAGAACGTGCAAGGATACCGCCAACTGGTTTTGAAAGCTGGCTGCCTGTATCATCAGAATCCCATAGTTCACAAAAAATAGGACCAGTAGGAGCACCTGCTAAAATCTTAATCTTTGCACGAATCTCAGTTAACCACTCAGTTCCGGATAATGGAATGAATGTCTGAGCCTGCCCAACAATTGTAGCGTTATCGATTACAAAGTCTGCACCTGTTGGTGTTCCTCCAGTAGCATCTGCGGTATGAGATCGCTGTGTAATCCACTTTGACCTCTCATAGGTTTCATTAATTGACTGATCGCCTTTATTCCACTGAGAGTAGAACTCTTGTCCGGCAGCGCCTGTTCCATCAATATTAAGTTCTTGAAAGCCTTCAGTGTTTGAAATAGTTGTCCAGCCGGCAATAGTTGCATCAGAAGTGGTGTTGAAAATATCAGCGCCATTACCAATAGCAGCCACGCTATTACCAGTACCTAGCGTAGCAGGGAACCTTCTAAACTGATCTCCAAGCTCTCTCGCTAAAACCGTAATTCTTTGTCCGTCAATCTGTACCCCAGCAACTTTAGATTTTACTAAGTGGCGAGAGAAAACCAATGAAGGCGCAACTTCAGGGTTAATACCGGTTCCCCAAAACGATGGTAAAACCTTACCGTCTTGAATAATCATATACTCTGTTGAAGCTACTACTGGACCAATGATTCGGATACCAGAATAAAGAGTTTCACCGCCTACAATAGGCTCTGTCTGAGAGACTGAGCCATCATAAAGATGAGTGGCAAATGTATCATCAATATTAAACGGACTGTTTAAGGTTACAATCTGGTCAGTTGATCGGTCAAATGGAGTGTCAACGGTAATATCGAGTAGATCATCACCTGCTGCTTGTTCGTCATCTTGCTTGTCCATGAGCCATTGGATAAACTCTAGAACAGTATGACGATTGGTAGTTGCAGCACCAGTCCAGCGTATATCGCCACTGGCGTTAATCGAAATGTCTGTGTCAACTATTGCGGCCATACTCTATTCCCTATCTTATGCTGTCTAACATTTTACGAGCAAGCGCATTACTCTCTAGCGATTTCTTTTTAGCTTCTTCAGCTTCTTTAATCACTTTCTCTAATTGCTTAGCACGCTTCTCTAGTTTAATTTCTTCTTCTGCCAACTTAATAGATCTACTTTGAAGATGCTCTTCAATACCTTTAAGTTCTTTTTCTTTTTGTAAAGCAGCTTTTTCCTTATCTCTTATATCCTCATTAGCACGATCTATAGGAACCATTAATCTGCTTACTATGTCGTTAGCTTCCTTAATTATTTTATCATGCTCATTCCAAGAGTTCGCAGCCGCATCAGCAGCACTATCCTCTGCTTCTTTCTTAGTTTTCCTTGCTTTTTCTAAAATACCTTTAGCTTCCTCGTGTAACCAAGTAATAGATTTTACTGAGCCAAGCATTTTCTCTGCTTCCTGCGCTTTCATCTCAACTTCCATACAGGCTTCTAAGTCTTTAACCTTGTCTTCGCTTCCTAAATAGCGAAGAATCTCTAATATTTCATGTAGAGCGTCTCTTTTCTTTCCTTGCATTAGCTGAGTCATTACTCTTGCCATTGTTCTCTCCTAGTCTAGATACAGCATAACACGAAGCGTTAAGTCGCTTGTGCTTGCATAAGCAGGAGTGCCACGAGTAATCAAGCCAGCATACAGTGTTGTATTAGCAATTGTAGTATCTTCTTTTAATACATACGGAATAGCTACAGCCGCTGCAGGCATCCCTACACTGTTGTTAACAAATGATGTCCAAGTATCTACTGTAACAACACCGATAACATTAGCTAAGTCGGCATCTGCCATTGTTAATGGTGTTTCATCTGCAAAAGTAGTATTAGAAGGTTCAGTATCCCAAAATACTACGTCCATAGTAGCTGTCTGAGCAGCCTTATCTGTAACAATGACATTAACAATAGTTCCACTTCCTACAACAATTCTAGGAAGCTCTCGCTTAATAGCCGCAGGTGATAAAACAAGTTCTGCTGTCCCTAAGAAATCATTAGCTGAATAGGTAGCCACTGCTATAGTAGGCGTACCTTCCAATACTGTAGATACTGAGCCGCCTTTATCAATTGAGGGCATTTAACTAGCTCCTGTACCTAGTGATAACATAAAGAGCGACCAAGCAGCGAATAGGAACACAGAAAGCTTTGGCCTATCCATAGCCCAGAAACACATACTATCAAACCATCTCATACGCTTTCTCCTCGTTTAAAGAAGGACTTTGGATCGTAATGTCTTTACTGTCTAAACTGTGTGTACAATATTGAAACTCAAAGTCCTATTTGAAATACTTAACTGCAAGCCTTCCACCGAACCAAAATGCCATGATGGAAGCAAACAGCCCTTGAATATTCTCATCCCATATAATATTTAATGCTAAACCAGCATCTACTCCTTGAACAACTAATGCTGAATAAGCAGCAATCTCTACTCCGCAAAATAAGAAGAAGAATACATAGGTTATGACAGGACGGACGCTTGCTCTTAGCCCGTCTATAAATCTAACACCTGAAGGCAAATCATGTTCATGGAGAGTCTCGATCTCTCTAACACTAGCTTCCACTTGCATATGTTCAAGCTGAAGCTCTGCTCTACGTTCAAGCATAGCTAGTTCATGTCTATTTCTCTCTACGTTATTGAAATAGTCCATAACACTAGGAAGGAACGAAGTAAAAAATCCTAATGCGCTTCCTAATAGTGCAAACATTTATTCCTCTGGGTTTGTTTTATAAAGAGCGTGATGCTCAAATTCTAAAGGATCGGCAGGAGAAAACTCTTCTGCGGCTTCTTCACTTGGATTCACATCGATTACATTACGAGTAAACTTAATCTCTTCTTCATCTCCTAAATCTTCTATAGCCTTCCAACCATTCGTCTTAATGTATTTAAGCCCCATATGGCTAATCTTCCGTCCTGTACTACGTGAAAGCCAATCAGCCACTTCACGTAAGGAACAACTTTCTAAATAGTCTTTAGCCTTCTTTAGCATCTCTTGCTCTAAGGGGACTGGAATCATCATCCCTTCACAGTCTATAGACACTTCCCATCCAAATGGAATTGTTGTTATAATCTTACGCATTATACTTCCTTGTTATAAACTTTGTATTCATTACTAATGTCAGCTTACAGTGAGGGCACCAGCCTATAGGCTCATTCTCGACTGGAGGGACCATTGGAGGAATTGCCATAAAAGAATCAGCCATAGCCCTATCCCCTACGTAAATATCTTTAGTAACCTGTAAGCAAGGATGGGAGTTAGGGCAGTTGATAACATCCCCCTTACTTGCAAACTTAAGCGTCATTCTTAGCTGGGAAAAGGATAATGGCGTTCGAGTCATTCAGACTAACACCTGCTTGTTCATTCTTATGAACCCCAATCCGATCAAGTATCTGTTCTGCCGCTCTCAGCTTTATCTTAGTCTGTGGCGTTATATCGTCATCATTCAAAGCTTCGGTAAGAGAATAGGCAGCCTTAATACCATAGAGGGCTAAGATTCTTTTAGCTCCTTCTATAAGCTCATCCTTAACCTTCTCTACAACCTCGTAAGCATAGCTAGGCTTATAGTTGGCAATGGCAGCAGCAGTTCTAGGATCGCCTCTAGCTTCTCCTAGCATAGCGTCTATAAAGACCTTCTGCTGCTCCGTTGGCTTATTCTTCGATGTATCGACTAATGGATTACGCATCGCCTTCTGGGGAACACCTCTTATCGATCCAAGAAATATAAGGAGCAAACTGCCAATTCTTTAATACATTATCGAACTTAGCTTTAAACTCTGGACGAGGAATAACTTGCCAATAACGATTGCCTCTCATGCACTTACCTTCGCTTAGAGTGTACTCTCCAATCTCCATTCTAAACAAACCATCGCTACTACGTACACAATCTCCTGTATCGACATAAGCCAGAAGAGTAGGCTTAAGTTCCGTAGTTCCTATTAAGGAAACAAGATAGGTAGTAGCCTCAGCAGTACATAGTACTGAAGTTTTTACTGGACTAGTAGCTGGATCGGCAGGAGTAGGCATAGGTAAGTGCCCAGCCAACATTGCTGAAGGAATAAACAGGGAGACTAGTAATGCAAATAATAGCTTCTTCATCTTATATTTCCTTATTCTAGTATTACAATACATTCAAACCTCTTCTCTATAACAAGAGGCTTACTCTTTTTTAGGGCAGTGTTAATATTATTACCTCTGTCTCTACTTACTAAGCAGGCTTCTTCTGTTTTAAATTCTAAGGCTCCCCATCCCTTACTATCTTCTCCTTGAACCCATACACCGTTAATAAGAAAAAACACTACTAAAAATACTTTCATACTTCTCCTCTTAATAATATTTAAAATTTATAAACCTGCCCTTGGATATTTTCGATTTCATTATCTTTATCTCTCTTTATCTATCTATTTCCTATTACTATATAGGTATACCCCAAAAATAGGTAAAATGTTACAAAATATTTTTAATTATTTTTCTAAAAATTGTTAACTTACTGAAAAAGAAAGAAACATTTTTTATGAAAAAGAATATTATTATATGAAAATTATATGAAAAACCATACAGCGAAAGACTTTACAGTGAATTTTTATACTTTTTACAATGATGGTATACATATATATATAAGACCCCCCTAGTGGTCCTACCTAGTGGGGTCGCATTATCATTATAAATGATCTCTTTTCATTCATTATATGTTTATTCAGTATTCCTGTACATTGCAGTATGTACGAAATCAGAAAAGTGTCAATGATATCAATGGCTTATATAACCTACCATAATTGCCATCCGTAAATGCTAGTATAACACTATGATATTGCTATACATTACCTATTACCAACCCTATGGTCATGTCATGGTTGTGCGGGAACGTAACGAGAAATACCAATTGCTCGCACGTAAACGCTACTTGGGGCGATTGTAGGCTCTAGCTAGGGGAAGATAGCGAGGAGATAGGTTCCGATTAATGGCGACTATGCTATGTGCCGGGAATTGCCTATCTGACAATGGGGACGGATGCTCGGGGCGCAAGAACATAACGGGAAAAGGCGCAGCTGCGAATCGTGTGCCGTTAGGACAAAAGAAAAGCCCAGCTAGACGGACTAGGCTGGGCTTTGAGAGACAATGCGAGAAAGCTAAGGCGAATCGGTAGTGCCCTCCATTATCGTTATTGCAGACCTTAATCTGCGGATGGCAATGATTAGGTCTATGATATCACGGCGGTCTTGTAGGGAGCTCTGACGTTGGTTAATACCCCGTACGATATCGTCCAACATTGCCTCCAAGTTCGCTTGATTCTCATTCATCGTTCATGCTCCGTTTTCGAATACGCACGTTGCTTCCATGACGTTGTGACGTTGCATAAACGCGCTTGCTTCTCGCCAACATTCTGCCCGTGTTCGATAACCATGGAGCTCGGCGACAGTTGCGTTTCCCGGACCGAACCATAGTGCTAGGATTAGGATTATCGTTTCCATGTTATTTGCTCCTCACGAATCCAACCGCGTGGGAAATACCTCGAAAGGTATGCTGATGGAAAAACACTGGATGGTAGCCGTCAGGAATTTGTCCTAACTTGGCTAAGATAGAGGTTAATTGCAGGTCGAATTCCTTGCGTGCTGTACGCTCCTCCTTGCGAACCTTGGCCATTTCCGAAACGGCGGCCTTGTATAGGCTAGTATTGGAATTGGCTTTTAGTGCTCCACTAGCTCTTACACACGCCCGGCGGTCGTCGGCCCAGCTAAAAACCGAGTATAGCCAGTCACGTGACCAAGCGGCCTCGCCTTGCAGCATGTCAATATCGAGACCGATGTCGTTCAGATCGACAGTCTTAGGGTAAGCCATGCTCTATTTCCTTTCCAAGATAACAAGGACAGCCTACTTGGCCATCCTTGTTAAGTGGCTGCTACTCGCCGTCGTCGTCAACGGCAGGCAATGCGAACGATACTTCCTTGCTTTTCATCCCCGTTCGCGGCCGCAAACCGAACTGATGCTTGCCATAGAGGTGGCCGAACACAATCTCTTGTCCTTCGGGAATAAGTCCAGCCCGACGAAAGGCCCGTTCAAGATGATCGTCGAAGGCATCCGCGAACGGTTGCAATTCCGCATTGATTGCTGCATTGCGTGCCTTGGTCTCGGCCCATTGCGGGCGTGCCTTGTCCAAGGCTTTGTTGTAAGCGTCTCGCGCCTTGGCGGCGTCGCCTTGCAGCAAGTCGATGTCCTCCTGCTTGATCTTTTGGTATTCCACCTTAACTCTTGGCATGATTATGCTCCATTTAGCTGGCGGCAGGATTGCC